AGCACCCGAGGATCCGGTCGCCGTATCGGTCGCATCCGCCATGCCAGCCTCGGTCCCGTTGAGCACTTGCATCTTTGGTTTTGTCCCAGCATAAGTCGCGTCCCAGCGGACATAGACCGTCACTGTCGTCGACGAAGCTGCGACGGGAAGTTGGAAGTCTTGGTAACCGGGGCCCGTGATCGAAATGCCGTTCGTACCGGTGCGAACGGTGCCAGTCTCCTTGGCGAAAGTGTTGGCCCGCTCAAGTGCCCCGATACCCCTGGTCGCGGTCTCTCCGCCTGCTGGCCTAGGGTTGCCGCGCATATCCTCAGAGGTCGTATAGGTGCCGTTGTTGCCAAAGCCCAGATGGGGCGAGCCGGCCATCGGCTCAAGGAACGGGCGGGGCTGAGCCCCCACAGAGCGTGACTGGCCTGAATCAAGAAGAATGGAGTAGGCACCATTCAGGACGGTGTTGGTACCCTGAGTCACATTGGTATGCGTAACAGTCGCGGAAACATGGTTGTAGTCCTCAACCAGAGCCCCACTCTCTCCCGCCGATAATCCACCAGACAGGATGCAGTTATAGACGCGGACGGGGAAGGCGAAGGTCGATCCTCCCACTAGCAGGGTTGAGGTCGAAACCGAACCAGCATTGGTTGCCGCCTGCCCGTAGATTGAGCAGTTGTAGACATATACGCCTCCTCCCTCCTGAGCACCAGCCCCAGAGGAAGTGATGGAAACACACGCCGAGCCGGCAGAAATCGACATGAAGCAGTTACGGATCACGATGTTGGCGTCATAATCGGAGCCTGCTCCAGAGGTAAGAGTGATATCGACGGCGTTAGTTCTACCGCTGCGAATGAAGCAGCGTTCAATCATCCAGTTGGATGCGATCCCAAAACCGGTCGTATGCGCAATGACAGCCGCATTGGTGCTGAGCTGCTGTAATAGCGTGCAATCCTGAATCTTGATATCCGTCGAAGTCGCGGTAGTACCTTGGATAACGCGCGCAGTGCCACCGATCATCGTGAAGTTCTTGAACGTCAGAAAGTCACGTCCGACGAGATTGAGAGTGGGAGAGGCTGACGGAGCCGTCGTATCGTTCGTGGTGTAAGCAGTCCAGATGATCTCGCCCGCATCGCCAGTCTTGACCCCATCCGCGTCACCGATCACGAATGTCTCAGCCACGGCTGAGGTCATCGCCACCGTTACGACTTCACGATAGATGCCAGCCCCGATGTAAACCGTGTCGCCCGATGCGATCCCGGACACGCCCAGCGCCTTACCGATCGTCAGCCAGGCAGTTCCAGCGGAAGTTCCGGCGTTGCTGTCGCTGCCCGTCTTGCGGACGTAGTAGGTGGTCATACATCAGCCGAAAGGCCGGCCAAGACCAGCAGGATTTTAGGAGCCAGCAGGTCGGCGATCTGCTTGCGCTGTGCTCCGGTCATGTTGATCCAGGCATCAGGCCAGTTGAAGCTGAACACGCCAAGGTCGAGGCCGTTGTCATCGACCACGTTGGCCGATACCCGCCAACGCTGAACCGCAGTCAGGTTGGCGTTGGCGATCGCGGTAACGGTGTAGTTCTGAAGCTGGCTCACACCCTTATCAGCCTGGATTCTCAGTGAGAGTGAAGGACGAGCAGGACACGACCGCGCCAGCCACGATACTGGCGGTGTTCAGCACGAAGTTGACCGTGCCAGTCCCGGCCGAGCCATCGAACCAGACGGTCGTCCCGTTCGAGGCCAGCACTCGCGCCCAGGTCGCAGTGCCGGTGGCGTTAGCTGAGGAGTCCTGAACGATCGCGTTAGCGGTAATCGCGCCTGCAACCGCAGCACCGAAAGCATCAGCATCGAATCGTAGCTCGGCTAGCAGCACTTGGGCACCAACCGCAGTGTTAGCATCGACAGGCTGCGTCCCGTCATAGACACGAATGTAGCCGCTGTTGAGGGCATCGCCGACAGCGTTGGCCTTGGCGTTGACCGCGGTGGTCGAATATTTTGGGTTGAGTGCCATCAGGCGGGAACCTCTCGAATCTGGATGATCTTGCCGTCCTTGTTGTGCTTGACCTCACGGGTAATCGGCCGTTGCTCAGGAATGTTGACCGTCACCTGAGCCGGTTCCACAGTGATAGGAGCATCAACCCGAATCTCAGGCTGCGGACGTTCGGCGATCGCCGCGATGGCTTCCGCCACCTCGCTCATGTCGGGTGCGTCGATGTGGATCTCGGGGTTGACGCTTACCTCCGCTGCCGGTGGAGCATCGACCTGAATCGCGCCGCGGGCATAAGTCGTGGTCGAGCCTTCGACCGTCACACCCGGCGGATGGTTGTGGATGATGGTCGGCCGTTCCGCCATTGCCGCCAGCACTTGGAGAGTCCGCATCTGGAAGTCATCGACCGAACGTACCTCGGCTGACTCGCTGATCGTCCCGCAGCGGCAGCGGATGATGGTGCCGGGCCCAGCCGCCTCGGCCAACTTGCGGTTGCAGCCCGCGCAGCGGAAACCGTCGACCTGCGACCGCTGCTGGATCGGCAGGGTGACCGGAGTAGCAGCAGGCAGAGCCAGCGGCGTCGGCGCGTAGTCGACGTTGCCAGGCTCGTAGCCTTCCTCGCGCGCGGCCGTGGCCGAGTCGTAGACGCCCGACTTGATGTTGAGCTCATGCACCTCGGCCCGCGTCTTGGGATCGGCGCGCAGGAGCTGCTTCAGGTTGAAGCGCGAGACCGTTGCTCGGGTGAGCAGATCGCTCATCTCCTGCTCGATCGGCTCGAGGTAGTGCGGGCTCAGACAGCGGCGCTGGAAGTCCTGCCAGATGTCAGCCTGGTTGTTGTAGGTCAGCGAGGAACCGGACATCTGGTATTCGAGCAGTGGACCTGGCATGTTGAAGATGCGGGCCGCATCACCGACCGAGTGCTGGCGCGACTCGGTGAGTTGCGCCTGCTCCGGGTTCACGTCCAGCGTCTTGAGGGTGAGTCCGTTAGTCACGAAACGGATGGCATTGGTGGCGCCCTCATCCCATTGCGACTTGAGGTTTGCCATCTCGGTCTCGTCCATGTCATGCTCGGTCTCACCGATCATGGAAGGGATGGGTGATGAGAAGAAGTTGGCAGCCCACTCCTGGGACTCGACGGCGACCGAGATCGCAGCCCCGCAGGCTTGCAGCGGGCCCTTGCCCCTGAGCCCATCAGGCATGTAGGTGATCTGGCGCATGTCGTCGTTCGGCATCTCGCGGTTGAGCCACTTGATGATCGGGCGTAGGACATTGCGTGGGTTCTTCTCGACCGTGATCTCCCAGGGCGGCACGGGATACAGGCTCATGGCCGCGCCATCACCATCGCGGGCAGCCACCCACCACCACGCCTCGCCGCGGCTGGCGAGGTAGAAGGCCGTGTCTCGGAAGAAGGCGCGGGGGGTGCTAAAGGGATTGGGTCGGATGATGAGGCGCGGACGGTCGAGCGGGTCAAGCAGGATGCCTTGCCGGAAAGCTTCGAGGGACAGGGAGCCCACCGTATCCGAGATCAGGGACACGGCGCCCCAGATGGCAGGAACTCCAAGCGCGTCGTTGATGCTGGACGAGCGCCACGGGCGAGTTCCCATCTGCCGGGTGGCCCAGTTGATCTGGTCGCTGAAGGATGCGGCCAACTCCAGCGAACGCTGCTGGAGATCGTCGGGCGGCGGGAGCAGGATGCGGGCCAAGGCAGTGAGTGGGTTAGCCATCAGCCAATCCTCGGTGCTGGAGGTCTAGGAGCAGACGCCAGCCAAGTGGCCCGGATCGCTGCCAAAACTGCGGTGATCGAACGATCGGAAGCCGGGACGGCTATCCAGGCGCCGGAGTCATGCGGCTTTCGGGCGGTCCACGGTAGATCCTCGGATACCGCCTCCGCCTTGTCCCAGATCAGCCGTCCCGATTCAATCAGGCGCACGAAGTTCTCGGTGGCAGCCGCGAACTCCTTGCCGTCCAGCGCCTTGGCGATGGGGAAATGTCTTGCGAGGTCGGCGTCGGTCCACGACGCGAAGGCCACTTGCTTGACCATCTTCTCGGTCGCCTGCTGGCGTGCATCCTTACCCAGCAGATCGGTGTCGATCGGCTCTCCCTTAGCTTCCAGCAGCGAGGTCAAGGCGATGCGACCGTCTGCCTGTGCCCAGGACAGGGCGAACGAGGCTCTGCGCCCGTCCGGTGACATGGAGAGGGCCATGGCGGGGCGGTTCGGCTCCTCGATCTTGCCCCGGCACAGCTCCCACTTGGCATCGAGCACCAGGCGCGGCTGCATGGAGACCACCCAGCGGCACAAGTGCTCGGTCTCGAACAGGGCCGGCGGCCGGGAGGCGTAGGCGTCCTCGAGCACCTTCAGCATGCCGGGGAAGTAACCAAGCGATGGGTTGGCCTCGGCCCAGCCGCGGCGATCGTCCATCGCCCAGTGCTCGGCGGCGCTCCACTCCAAGTAGGCCAGCGTCGGCTCGGCGTCCTCGCCGCGGCGCTTGAGATCGTTGAGGATGACCGACTCATCGCTGCCCGCGTTGGACAGGAACAGGGTCTGGGGGGTGGGTGAGGCGGTCAGCGTCGGGGTGGCAGCCGCCAAGATGTCAAAGTCCTCGAACTCGCGTACCTCGTCGATGATCAGGTCGTCGGCCGACAGGCCACGAGCTCCACGCTGCGGGGCAACAATCATGTAGCTGCCGCCGTTCTTGAGCCGGATCTCCTCCTGCCCATTGGCGAAGCGGATGTTGAAGATGCGACTCGGATCGAGGGAGCGGGCCACCTCCATGAACACCTGTCGCGGTAGGGTCCGGTTCTGGGCGGTGTGCAGCACCTTGCGACCGGAGCCCAGGCGCTGGAGGACGTGCGGCACTAGCAGCTTGGTCTTGCCGTTCTGGCGAGCGACCACGATGCAGACCTCGGGATAGGCCCAGTGGTCGCCGGCGGTGGCAGTGATGTAGCGACTGGCAATGCTCTGCCAGGGTAGGAGTTTGATGCCGGCGGCCTTGGCCTCAACCTCGAACTCGGAATGGAGCGAGGCAACCGGAACGGGCGGCGCGATGCGCGGCTCGGAGCGACCCGTGAGTTCTGGCGCGTTGACGGCGGCTACGGTCAACCTTCGCCGTCCTTCCGCGTGTAATCAGCCAGCGTCAGCGTATTACGGGCAAGGGGAGGTAGATTCCGGAGCGGCGCTCTACTGTGGTTATTGCTGCTAAAAAACCGGCGCCTCACGGCTGGGTTGTTCATCCGGTTGTTGCACCAGCCGCAGGCCGCTCGCAGGTTGTCAGGCTGATCGCTGCCGCCCCACTCCTTGCGGATGATGTGGTCGATCTCGGTCGCCACCCCCAGGCAGCCTTCCAGCCTGATCTGGCAGCGGTAGCCGTCACGTTGGAAGATGGCCTTCCGTCTCGCCTCGCCTCGGTAGCTCCAATGTCGCGGCCTACTCATCGCTTCTTCCGTTTCGGCAGACGCTTGAAATTCGTCACCTTGGCCCACTTCTTGGCGATCAGGGGATGGTGGACGAACATCCATGCTGCCTGAGCCTTGCTCTTGAATGGCATCAGATTTCCACCATCTCAACAATGGATGGCCGAGGAATCATGGTGCAATCGGCTACGTTGTCCTTCCAAGGACCGGATTCACTGAGGCTCATGGAGGCAGCGATCAAGACCCCATCTTCATCTTCACGAAGTACCCAACCCAATGAGCGATGATGCATGGCTGAGGGAACCGCCTCCTCAACCTTCTCCTCCATCTTCGCCCAACCAGACGAGCCAAGGCTATCCAGCCAATGGATCTCTACCCGCTTCATGCCACCGCCCTCTGGTACACATCCTTGAGCTGCTCCACCACCTTGGCGTCGTCATGCCAACGCTGCACATGGCGCAGCCCGAGCTGGCCGTACTCATCTCTGGTAGCCGGATCGGTCATTGCCAGCAGTGCGTCGTAGATGCTGTCCTCGGTGGCGGTGTAGAAGGGCAGCTCACCGAAGCGACGCTCCATCTCGCTCAGCGTATCGGGCTGCCCACCTGCGATGACCGGGATGCCCATGCCCCAGGCTTCGATGGAGTTACAGCCATAGCCGAGCTTGACCTGGTCGAAGTAGACATCGGCCTTGGCTTTCCTCGCTAGGCACTCCTTCCAGGTCACCCCTTCGATGAGGTCAACCTGGATCTCCGGGATGCGGGCCGCTGCTGCCAGAAACGCCTCAGTCGACTTCCAGCCTCGGTCGGTCGGCGCATGGGCCACCCTGACCTTCTTGCCCGTGTGCGAGCTGCGCAGGCTTGCCAGCCAATCGAGGTCGTAGGGCGCCGGCAGCCATTCGGTGTCGTGGGGCGCCATCAGCCACAGATCCAGGGTCGATACCAGGCCGAGCACCTTCCGTTTGCGCTGCTCATGCAGGAATGGCTTGGGATTGGTCCGAAACGCGGTGCCGTGGTAGTGGACGACCGCCTTCTTACCAGATTGGGTCCGGTAGTTGTAATGGCGGATGCCGGTGGCACGTTCCATGATCTGAGCGGTGGCGAAGTTGTTGTGGAGGTGCACCACATCAGCCTCTTTCCACAGGTTGATCACGTTGTCCTTTTCCCAGATCACGTCCTGCGGATAGGCGATGTAGAAGAAGACGTTGGGCGCATAGGCCGAGTGGAAGGTCCAGTCCGGGGCATAGCGGCGGAAGGCTTGGGTCATGCGCCAACCCTGCCCTCCGGTGTCCTGGCCTTTGTGGATCGACAAGACCTTCATCCCTGCCGCTCCACCGTCTCCCAGATGTAGTCATGCCGATAGCCGGCCACTGGCTGCGAGGTGTGGTGGTTGATGAGCGCCAGCCGATGATCGCCGGGCTGCTTGACCAGCTCGCCACCGCGATACAGTCCGTAGGTCTCGCCATTCGGCACTCGCTGCCAAGTCGTCCCTGCGGCCGGCAGCAACCTAGGCTGGACTCCCCTGCTGTAGATCACCGGCAGGGTGTCGTACTGCTCATCGCTCACGTCCTTGGCCTTGCCGTCATGCAGCAGGTTGGCGGTGTAGACCGGCACCCCAATCGGATCTCTCACATCGCCTAACCGGATGCTGGCGAACAGGTCAACCAACTCCGGGCGATGCCCGAGCAGCGTTTCGTCGCCATCCACGATGAAGGCCCAATCCGGGCCGCAGGCCAACAGCGAGAGGTTGCGGGCGGCGTCGAGGCGCATCTTGACCTGGGACTCGATGTAAGTCAGCGGCAACGGCGCAGCGGCGGCCTCGGCCACCTGCCGAGTCCGATCGGTGGAATGGGCCACGTCGACCGGATTCGAGATGAACGCCGAGTCCACGATGACGTAGCCGTCGACGTAGGCCTTCACGCTTCGCATCGAGTCACCCAGCAACTGTTCCTCGTTCCAGACGACATAGCAGGCCAGCACCCTCATCCGTTTGGTCGCAGGGGCTGATAGGGCTCACGGATCTGCCGCAGCCGACGGCGGAGCCGGAAGTAGTAGCGGATGCGCTGATAGAGCTGCCACATCACCCTTGCCTCTTGTAGTAGTCGTAGAACACGAAGAAGGCCGCCACGATGACGAGGAAGATGGCGAGGTTCCATTCCATCATCCCTGCCCTCCAGGCTCGACCGTGACCGTCGGCGGATCCCCTGCCGTGGCCGTCACGGTGGGGGTCGGCGTCTGCACCCCGGCGTCGAAGGCGGTCTGCTGCTGGCGGGCGTTGCGAGTGCTGGCCTGGTCGCTGTATTCGCTGTTGAGGGCCAACGTGACCCACGAGATGATCGCACCCACGATCAGGTCGCTCAGCTCGAAGGCGTTGTCCACCAGCGCGAAGTAGGCACCGACCAAGAGCAGGATGGTGATGATCTTGGTGCTAATGAGCTTGATCGTGTCGACCTTCACGGTGCCCTCCTAGACGAAGTGAATGAACGGCCGGGCCACCCACAAGGCCTCGACCTGATTGCGGATGTGGATCGGCATCCACTCGAACCCGTCCTTGGCGACCTTGGCGACGTGCCGGCGCAGCATGACCAGCGACCGCTCGGCGACCTTGACGCTGCCCTTGTAAATGCCATCTGGTCGGGCTGAGCCCCACTTATCGCCAGCTAGCCCCGGCGCGGTTCGGATGTTGACGTAGCTCGCCAAATCCTTGGCCGCGTTGAACTGGATGTTGCGGCTCTGCTCAAGCTGAAGGTAGACCTCATGGTGGACGCCGTTCTTATCCTGCCAGTGGGTGTGGAGATGGCAGTTCTGGGCTCCGGTGTGCCCAACGTGACCGACCAAGGTGCCGACCTTGTAGGTGCCGCCGATCACAATGTTGCCGAAGTCTTGGAGATGGGCGTAGCCGGTATTGCCCTCGACGTGGCGGAAACGAGCGATCAATGCCCCATCGCCGATCTGTGGCGGGTTGTGGTAAGGCTGGCGATACTTCTGGTAGCAGACCCCGGTTCGCATCAGGCGCACTGGGTCGCCGCAGGCTCGCGGATAGCGGGCCATGTCGGTACCGTTGGCGCGGCCCGAGTTGATGTGATCCTGGAGGGTGGAGGTCACCCCGAAGGTGCCACCCGACCATGAGGCGCCCTTGGGCTCGATATAACCGGGCAGCGGATTCTGGAGCAGCGGATAGGGCGCGGCCATTACAGGCTCCCTTCTGCTTCGAGCAAGCGGATCAGGATATGGTCGCAGGACTCGCAGCCCTTGCCCTCGGCCGGCAAACTGTCGACCACCTCGCCGAACGAGTAGCGGCCGCACAGCGTCACACTCTCGTCGTCCTCGCCCTCCCCGATGTACTGGCAGGCGTGCCAGGACTTCAGATTGACCCACTTCACATCCAGCATCAGACCTTCCTGCGCTCTGGCCGCTCAATCACGTACAGCTCGAAGTAGCAGTAGCGGGCTAGGGCATAGATCGGCGGGATGCCCGTCATCAGCAGCCACCATAGTTGCGGTGAGCCATCGAGCTGACGCACGTTCCAGTTGAAGGCGCGCGCCATTGAGATCAGCAGGAACGGGATCGCCAAGCCCACCAGCAGGTCGCGGTCCCGATACAGCAGCAAGGGGGGTCTGATCTTCAACTGGCGGTAGCGCACATGGCGCCCAAAAGTCGATACGGCGCCGACCAGCAATAGAGCTGTGAACACCATCAGGATGACGGCGCTAGCGATCTCAGTGGTCATGCCTCACCCCCTGTAGCCGTTCGAGATACAGATTGGCAGCATGAGTAAGCCGCTCCTTAGCCTTGCGCAGATCTTCCAAGGCTCTGTCGAATGCTTCAAGGCGGCGCTGAATCTCCTCCCGTTCGCGGTTACGACCAGATAGCAGCGTACTAGCGAGGGGCATTACGCACGACCTCTTTGGTAAGCTCGGCCACTCCCGCCACGACTTCTTTGATCTCGGCTGTTGCAACCGCCAGCCTGTTCTCGGCGGCGATTCGATCCTCGCGCTCTTGGCGATACAGGCGTTGCCAGTCGTCCACCTCTCCGGAGCGACGTACCCGCCCAGTTAGGAAACCATAGGCGACCACGGCCACCAGCGGGAGTTGAGTGACAACCGGCAGTGCCCATTCCGGCATCAGTAGTCACGAGTCAGCCAAGGCAACGGGGACCGGGCAACTTGGTTCTGGGGGGAGGAGATGCCAAGCCCGGCCCCGCTGCTCAGTGGGGTCGCCGTCTTACACCTACCTAGGTGGGCACGCTCCGAGCCGTAGGACAGCGACCTCACTCGCGCACTATAGCGGCACCTGTCTAGTGCAAGGGCGGCCAAGTGAAGGTATGGCTGACCAGCACGCAGTACGGCTTGTGGCGGAGATGGCCGCCGCAGTATCGGCAGCCGAAGATCAGGAAGCGAAGACGGCGGATCATCGGAACATCTTTCCGACCAATGGCAGCCGTCGCAGCTCAACCATGATTGCCAGCCCGAGGTCGTGGAATGCCTCGCCCAGCATCCACGAGCGGAAGTCGAAGGTATCGGCGACCCACTCATCCGGGATGTCATCCAGATCGGGACGGCCCATGCGATAACGGAACAACGCTGCTACCTCGTCATGCTTGAGCGGTCGCTTCATATCGGCTGCTCGCCCCAACGCTTGATGGGCGGGAAGCCGTAGGGGCAGCTGCAGCGGCGGCAGACCGGCAGCTCCAGCATCTTGCCAGGGTACTGACGCTGCACCACCTCGCCCGACGCGACGTGGCGGCCGGCGCAGCGGTTATAGCGGGCAGTGGTACGGGCATTAAGGGCGGTGAGGGTCATCTTGGAGAGGGCGGCGAAGCGGTCGGAACGGCTCATGGCTGCCTCCGCCCATCAAGGATTGGCTCCCACCGCAGTAAGCGACCTTGATCCCATGCACGCCGGTCGAAGCAGCGAACGCAAAGCAGACCGCCCGGCTCACCCATGACCAACGCCCACAGTTCATCGCTTGCGTGCCAGTAGAGACCGACCTGGGCACCGCAATCCCAGCAGACCTCAGTGATGATGGTGAGGTGCCAGACGACCCACTTCACGGCGAAGCGGATGCGCCAGAAGGCACGCCTCGGTAGTGAAACCGGCTCCCTCGAATCAAGGAACAGGCGCTCGGTCATGGCACGACGACCGGGAAAGAGACGAATCGGGATTCCGTCTCGACCGTTCGTCCATCTGGTAGCATCGCCACGCCTTCAACCACGGGGGTCGTCAGTGTGTCAAAGTGCAGCGTATCACCGACCAAGAGGTCGGGCGTGATCCGGTCAGGTCGGACGTATCGGCCCTCCCGCTTGGTTCCGTAGACCGTCACGTTGCGATAGAAAGCGTAGCCATCCTGAGACTCGCGCCACCTATCAGGCGGCGAGACAAGCCGGTACAGACCACCTCGAGGGCCAATGGCCGACTTACGTGCGGCGATCCGGGCCTTCCTTGCCTCTACATACTGACCGGCGACCGGAGAAAGACGCAGGAATTCATTGCTAACCTCGAACGAAAACCCGAACTGCCTAGTCACGGCTTCTCTCCGTGCAGCGCTATGTCGTCCTCGAGCGTCCGAATGACGTAGCGCCGCGTCTTGCGACCGGGGCCGGGGCGGTCGCTGACGATCAGGGTCGGGATGCGCTGGGAGCCGGACAGCTTGCGCAGCTCGTCCCAGACCGCCTCGCGGAACCAGCCGCGACCTGCCTTGGACTGCACCACGAACAGCTCGCCCACCACTACGTCGTCGGGACCGCCGTACTGCCCCGTCCGCCGACCGCCGTAGCTCTTGGCGATCGCCCGCTCGGCGTCCTTGCCAGCCCGCAGCGACGAGCGGCCGCGGCGCTGGCGAGCCTCGAAGTCGGCGCGGGTGAGGCCGCAGCCGTCGCACTTCCAGACATAGTCGGGATCAGGGAAGGATGGGTAATGCTGCAACCAGTCGTGGACGTGCCGCTTCGGGCTGCGGGCGCGGGCCAGGATGGCAAGCTGGGAGTCGGCAGTCATGCGTGCCACGCCCGCTTCCACAGGCGACCATGCTCATCATTGCGATAGCGATCGCCATGCCAAATCGCTTCAGCATGCGGCAGGTGATCCATCAGGCTGTAGTAATCGCTAACTTTTTCCCAGCACTCTTCCGGATACTCAGGTTTCATTGGACTGGGACCAAAGTGCAGATCCCGCGCAGTCATCGCTTCACCTTCACGCTGCGTCATCGTCCAAGTACCCGATCCAAGAATGAGCGAGGGCGAACCTGTTGCCCATCCATGAATGACTGCCAGTCACGAAGCTCTACCGGATCGGCAACTTCTAGCGTCACCCACCATGCACGAGGGCTCATGGTGTCTCCGAAGCGATATTCGTAGCCCTGCTCCAGCGCGGGCCTGACTCCCACCACCTTGTAGTCGTCGTACTTCGGGGAAAGGTCGATGAATGAGCCGATGAGGGGGACAGAACCATAGACTAGGATCGTCACTTCGCCTCCCTCTCAGCCGTCTTGCGGATGGCATCCTCTAAGGACTCACACTGCTGACGCTCGATGTCGGCTAGGTCTATCCGGGGATCAACCTTTGGCTTCCAGCCCATGAAGGTCGTTGGGCTTTGCCCATTCCCTTGTTCTATTCTGCTCTGCTCTGCTCTGTTTGGCATAGGTTCCGCATTGCGAACGCTTTGCCAACGCACTGCGGCCGCATTGCGTGCGCTTGCCGATCTGTGCTCACGTTCCTTCGTTAGACCGCGCATTGAGTAACGATTGCCGGGCTTCTCAATGACGAGTCCACACTGAATGAGCAGGCGAACATCGGGTGTTCGACGGGGCATCGGGGCAGAAGCGGGGTAAGTGGAGTCTGCTAGAAGGAGCATTCTCAGCCATGTCGCCAGCACCGGGCGATCAAAGACACGCGCGAACATGGGGTCATCGACGATGGATTGGTAGACCTTGACAAAGGGCCCTTCGGCCACGGTAGCCACCTCGCACTAGGTGAGGCACGTCGCGGGGAGAGTGCGCTCCCCGCGCAGCATGCCGCGCCACCCATGGTAGCGCATCATTGCGGCGTCCGAGCGCAGAAACTGCACAGCTCCCGCCCCGCCTCGATCCAGGTCAGGCAGCGCGGGCCAGAGCACGCCACCACCCGCCGTTCGTCCAGCAGCAGCCCGCGCTCGCTGGTCTGCAACAGGCGCGCCAGCCGCTCGCGCTGCGCCTCGTTCAGCCGGCGCTGCGAGAGGGCGATGAGCAGCGAGTTAACGGTGTCAAGGTAGCGGTTGACGCCCTCCTCCTCGGAGGTCCAGGGGCGGGTCATGTCACGGCCTCATCAAAGGCAATGATGCGCCTTCCGATCCACTCGACGACCTGCGGGACGACCGCGTTACCCAGCGCCCGAACGCGGTCCACCCGATCGGGTATCCCATCAGCCACTCGACCCACTCCGGGTTCAGTAGCCCACCAGTCTGAGCCTTCACTAAGACGGAGAGGTGTATCTGCTTCAGCCCACCCGCTATCCGCGCCTT